CTTGGTTGCGCTCATCGCCGCCGTGGCAGGCGGGTTCGCGATGGGGGTCGGCTTTATCCAAATCGTGGCATTCACCGACTAGACCCCAACGCGCCAACCCAGGAAGGCTAACCACCATGGCACTCAACCCAGCCGCCGCCGCAACGCCCCCGCCAGATCCCATGGCCGGCGCCGGACCTATGGCCGGGTCTGGTGCCGGACCAGAACCAGATGCCGACACCGACGACAACGTGGTCTGCACCATCTGCCGCGCACCAGACGGCGGATACACCGTCTACGCCGGCGACGAACCCGAGAGCGATCAGGGCGAGGCCGAAGGCGGCGGCGCCGATATGAGCGAGGCAGACACCGACGCCATGGGACCGGCCGGTGCTCAGCCCGCAGGCGGACCTGCCGGTATGGGAGGCGGCATGGGTAACGGGGGCGCCGCTGAAGCCGCCGAACCGCAGCCCCAGGGACAGCCCGCAGCCTCGATCGGAGAGGCGCTCAAGCTCGCCATGGACATCATGCGCCAGTCGGAGGCTAGCAGCCCAGGCGGGGCACAGGACCAGTTCGCCGCAGGCTTCGCAGCACCGCGCGAGGCTACCCCCATCAGCCAGAAATACCCGCCCAGCAGTAGGTGATAGTGTTGTGGGTGACAGGCCGGCGCAGGATGAAATAGAGGTGACGCCAAGGATGATAGAAGAGGGAGGCGCTGCCTTCTTGTGTGCTGACACTCGATTTGAGACCGTCGAAGAGATTGCCGCAGCGATCTATCGAGCGATGGAACTCGTTAGGCGCATGGAGTCGGTAAGTTCAGTCGTCTCCCCTACCGGCCCACGCGAGCCGACGCCCGCCGCACAGAAATACCCGCCCAGCAGTAGGTGATGCTGATGTCACCACAAAAGAACCGCATCGCTCCTCTCACAAAGCGATGCGGTTGAGTCTACCTAGCACAGGTATCATATCGTGACGCGATGCCGCTGTCACGTGATAGCAGCATGATCCGATGCCGCCGCCCAGTCCCTAGCCAGCAGTCCGCAAATACTGATTATCGGACGGTGAACAGATCACGGACAAACAATTATCGCGCGTGACGGAATTCAATCATGGCAACCACAGTTCCACCGCCCCGCATCGGTAAAACCACAGGAAACCGGCCCATGCCGTCCAAGTCGCCCAAGCGAAAGAAGGCCGTGCGGAAGGCTGTGAAACAGGTAAGTCCTGTGCTATCATTTCGTGAATATCATGGATTGATCAACAGATGACGAAGAAGACCGACAGACCTTTTATCAATAAAAGGACTGCGGAACTCATAGACCGGCTTACCGAACTGCAACTCTCTTATGTCGCAGGGCTTTTCGACGGCGAAGGCAGTATCGGTATTTACGAGATAGGCATTCCTCGTGCCGGGTTTGGAGTGCGGCCAGCATTCCACTTCCAAGTGCAGATCGCCAACACATACTGGCCGATAATACAATGGCTGACAGATACCGTTGGAGGAAGATGCGGGAAGAAGTCGTTCGGGAAAGATCATTGGCAGCAAGGATATGTGTGGCGCCTAACTGGCGCCAATGCAGAGTATTTCATGCGGGTGCTGGAGCCATATTGCATTATCAAAAAGCCACAAATAGCGATTGCCTTGTCCTTCCGATCGAAGTTCAACCAGCCGCGCGGTATCATGCAACCTACTGATATGATACAGGAAAAACGTGCCATGATCTTAGAACTTAAGGCTGCAAAACGTGCCTAGCAAATCCATGCAGCAGAAAAAGCTGATGAACATCGCAGCCCACACCAAGGGCGGCTATGGCGGAGTGCCGCAGTCTGTCGGCCGCGAATTCGCCTCCGCCGACAAGAAAGCCGGCAAGCGCAAGCTGCCAAACCGCATCGGCCGCGGCCTCATCAATCGGGGATGAGTATGCTCATTGGCAGCTCGCTTAAGCGCAGAGTGGACGTATTAGAGCGCTTCATGGCACGCAAACGAGCGTCAGATATCGATCATGTCGACGAGCAGATCAGGCTCGGTCTGTCATACGCCACTGCCCCTCGCACAAACGACGAACGCCGTTTGGCCGTGGCGCTCTACGACGAGCTGTCCAATCAATGGGAAGGCCGTGGTCTCAGGCTCAAGGGCGGTGGTGCGGGGGATGATGGGCGCCATATCGTGGTAGTGGACGGATCGATTGATTTGATCGCGTTAGCGCGGCGGGCTCTTTCCCGCACATGAACGCACTCGAACGCATTGCCCTGGCCGAGGTCAGTGAAGACGAAATCAAATTGCTTGCACTTCTATGGGAGCCGCCCTCCATCGAGACGCTGGCGAAACTGCCCAACCGCATCGGCCGCGGCCTCATCAATCGGGGATGACATGAATGCGCTCGATCGCCTCGCCGAGCTGTTCCGCACCGCCCGCCTGGTCGGCGGATGGACCGATGAAGGTCTCGCCGCTCTCGTGCTCACCGAACTCGGACTGGATGACGACGGCAGCCCGATCGAGCGCGAGCCACAACCACAGCGCGAAGCGTGAGGCACTACTTGTCTGAAAGGTTAAACCGTCTCGCAATTTTATACATGTCGCTATCCGCGATACGTCCTGCCGCGCGTAATCCGCGCACCCACTCGCCCGCCCAGGTTGAGCAGATCGCCCGCTCGATCGCCGCTTTCGGATGGACAAATCCAATTTTGATCGATGAGCACAGCGGCATCATCGCAGGCCACGGACGCCTGGCCGCCGCGCAGAAGCTCGGCATGGCAGAGGTGCCCACCATCACGCTCACCGGGCTATCGGCAGAGCAGAAGCGGGCGCTGGTGATCGCCGACAACCAACTCGCGCTGACCGCAGGCTGGGACGCGGAGTTGCTCGCGCTGGAGCTGGGCGAACTCGGCGCGGCCGACTTCGACCTGTCGCTCATCGGCTTCAGCGATGACGAACTTGCCTCGATCCTCGCCGATCGCACCGGGGGCCTCACTGATCCCGATGACGTGCCAGAGACGCCGGCCGAGCCCGTGTCGCGGCTTGGCGATGTGTGGCTGCTGGGGCGGCATCGGCTGGTGTGCGGCGATGCAACGTCAGAGGTGGATGTGTCGCTCTGCCTCGGCGGCGTGAAGCCCCACCTCATGGTCACCGATCCGCCATATGGGGTGGATTACGATCCAGACTGGCGCAATCGCGCCGATCGAGCGAACGGAAAACCCTATGGCGCTCGCGCCATAGGGGTCGTGCAGAACGACAAACGCGCGGACTGGCGCGATGCGTGGCTGCTGTTTCCCGGGGATGTCGTCTATGCATGGCACCCGCCGGGTGCCATGCAGGTCGATCACTTCAATGCACTCGTCGCTGCCGGCTTTGATGTCCGAATGCAAATCATCTGGGCCAAGTCACATTTCCCGATCGGGCGCGGCAATTACCACGTCCAGCATGAGCCGTGCTGGTACGCTGTGCGCAACACCGCGCACTGGCAAGGTGATCGCAAGCAGACGACAGTTTGGAACATCGATAAGCCGGTGAAATCCGAAACCGGCCACTCCGCCCAGAAGCCCGTCGAGTGCATGCGTCGACCGATCGAGAACAACTCCAGCGCCGGGCAGGCCGTCTATGATCCGTTCGTCGGCTCCGGCACCACCATCATTGCCGCGGAGATGACCGGACGCGCCTGCCACGCCATCGAGATATCGCCCAATTATGTTGACTGCGGCATAATCAGATGGCAGAACTTCACGGGAGCCGAGGCGACACTTGCGAGCACCGGCCAGACCTATGCGGAAGTGGCGGCGTGTCGAAACAGTGCCGATATTGCGACGAATTCAAGCCATACAGCGAGTTCTGGATCGACAAGCGAGGCGTCTACGCTGCTCGGTGCAAGCAATGCCACGGCCTGACATCCCGGACCTGCCAGTGTGGCGCGGCGTTCATCGGCAGCCGCTCGCAGCAGTTCTGTTCCGAGGCTTGCCGTCACGCAGCAAGGCCACAGACCTTCCGCAATTGCGAGTACTGCGGCCAGCGGTTTGGGCCAATCGACCACCTCTTTCTGCGCTTCTGCTCGACGGCTTGCGCCTATGCGCACCGCAGCGCGCAACCACGCAAGCCCCGGCAGGTTCGCACAGCGGCAGCGGGGCGAGCACGCATCTGCACCCAATGCGGCAACGCCGGGCGCATCGAGGCGGCGCACCGCGACTACACAAAGCCGCTGGAGGTGCGTTGGTTGTGCGTCCGATGTCACCGCGCTTGGGATCGCGCCGAGCCAAAAGGAGGGACGCACCGATAGCCGTGCTCCGCTGGCAGGCGTTCGCCGGCGCTACCGCAACGCACGCGCTCACCGGCCGCACCTTCGCCGACACCGCCGCCGTGCGCGCCGCACAGCCGGCAGAGGCGGCATAATGGGCAAGCTCAGTGGCAAGCGTGGCCCCGACCCCGGGCACGGCGGCGCCCCGCGCAAGCCGATCGACCTGGACCTGGTGCGTCGTCTAGCCGGCATCGGCTGCACGATCGAGGAACTCGCGGTTGCATGCGCCGTTGCCGTCGAGACCATGTACCACCGCATGGAGCTGGAACCTGCCCTTGGGGTAGCATACCAGGAAGGCAGCGCACTCGGTAAAACAACGCTCCGCAGGCTGCAATGGCAGAAGGCGCAGACCGGCGATAGCACCATGCTGATATGGCTGGGCAAGCAAATGCTAGGACAGCGTGACAAGGCCGACGTCGATGCGACCGTGAATGGCAACCCGAATGCACCGATTGTCGTGAAATACGAATGGTCAAACGCTCTTACTATCGAGAACGATACTACCAGGAACAGCGACGAAAGGCTGCCGCCGCTCCTACAGTAGAGCAAAGGATTGTCCTGCCGTTCTCCCCACGCCCATGGCAGAGACCGCTGATTGACGATCCATCGCCGCGCATCGTCGCCGTCGTGCATCGCCGCGCCGGCAAGTCCATCGGCCTCATGTGGCGCGGCATCAAACGCGGCCTCATAGAGAGCAAGCTGCTGCCGCGTGTCGTGCATATCCTTCCCTACAATGTGACGTGGAAACGCACCGGCTTGTGGGATCAGGTCATGCTTGCCGCTCAGTCGATCCCAGGCGCTATTGTGCGACGATCCGACATGGCCATCACCCTGCCCAATGGCGGCGTCTATCAATGCGGCGGCGCGGACGATCCGGATAAGTGGCGCGGCGGCTATGCAGATGAGTGTATCGTTGACGAATACGACGACACACCCGCTAAAATGGTGCCGCTGGTGATCGAGCCGATGCTTGCCGATCGCGACGGCACGTTGGTGCGCAGCGGCACACCGAAAGGTCATGGGTTGCTTAGGGCGGCCTATGACCACGCTAAAATCTCGCCGGACTACAGCTCCTACTTCCTGGACTGCACGATGACCAACACCCTGTCAGACAAGGCGATCGCCCGGCTGCGTCAGGAAATGACGCCCGAGGAGTTCGACCAGGAGATGATGTGTAGCTTCGAGGCGCCGAACTCGGGAAGCTACTACGGCAAGCTGATGCAGGAGGCCGAGTCCGAGGGCCGCATTACCACAGTGCCATATGATCCAAGGCTGCCCGTCACGACAGGCTGGGATCTCGGCATGGACAATGCCACGTCCGTGTGGTTTGCCCAGATTACGCGCTCCGGTCAGTGGCGGATCTTCGACCACTTCTCGGATATCCGCTCCGGTCTGCCCGATACGGTGCGCGTGCTGGCGCAGAAGCCATACACGTACGCCAGGCATTTGCTTCCGCATGACGTGGAGGTCGATGAGCTTGGCACAGGCCGCAGCCGCCGCGCCACATTGCAGAGCCTCGGATTGCGCAACATCGTCACCGTCCCGTCTGGCCCTGGTGCGGTGAAAGATGGCATCAACGCCGTTATGCTGGTGCTGCCAATGTGCTGGTTTGATGCCGAGCGTTGCGCCGCAGGGTTGAAAAGCCTGCGCTCCTATCGCCGCGAATGGAACGAAGCGCGTCAGGTGTGGTCCGCTGCGCCGTTGCACGACTGGGCGTCAGATGATGCCGACGCATTCCGAACTCTGGCCATGGGAGCGCGCGAGATCGACGATCAGCCGATGCCGAAGGTGCCGGCGTTCCGCGAGAGCATTCGCGGGGTCGGCATGCTGGGGTGAGCAGTCGTATGACCATCATGTCTGAACAAGAGGCCAAGTCAAAATGGTGCCCGTTCAGCCGCGTTAACTGGAACGGGGTGAGCGTGAACCGCATCCCCCACGACATCGCGCGTGAGGCGTCGATACGGCATCAGACGCACTGCATCGCGGATCAATGCATGGCGTGGCGGCGGAGCATGGGCGAGAAGGACAGCGGCTTCTGCGGCCTCGCTGGCGGAGCGCACCGTGGGTAACGATGCCATCGCTGATCAATGACGCACCGCGCGCCGCAGACGATCCGCCCAGCCTGCGCGGCAACACATCGCTGCTGAACGGCGACCCGTTGCGTGGAGGCGCCCCGACGCTGGCCGATGCGTACTCCTACAACGCACATGCGCTGGCCGATTGGGTCGCAGCACAGCGGGCAGAGTCGGCACAGCGCGGGATGTGGGACGAAGCACGAGGGGCTCCGACACCAGCAGGGGCGCGCGATGCCGCGATGCAGGTCGCGCAGGGCGTGGCGCTCGCCAGCACGGCGCCGAAGGATACGCCAGGGATATTGGGGCGTGCTAGTATGGGTCGTATGGACCCTGTGCAGCACATTTTGGATCATGTTTCGTCTGATCCTAACTCACAATGGGGCATACGTGTCACCGATGATCCGATCGATCTTAGTAAGGGGGTTCTGCCGCCAAGTCGGGTTTGGGACGATGGCAAGCCTACCGATCAGGTCTTAGGTGGAACATCGACGGTTGGCATTTATGGTGATAACCGCGCGGCGGTTGAAAGGGCGCTGTCTGACGCCGGTGTCGCACCTTACGGAAAGCCATACCATTATTATCCTGGGCAGCACGTTACTCTAGTGAAGGGGGATTACGCTGGCGGCGGGGATGACGTCGGTGAAGCGCTCATCAGAAACGCGACGCCGGTTGCGACATACCAGAAGATGGACGACGGGCCGTCCGCGCTGATGCCGGTTGCTCCTGCCACGCCGATGATCCGCGCGTTCCATGGCAGCCCGCACGACTTCGATGCGTTCGATGCCAGCCAGATCGGCACCGGCGAGGGCGCGCAGCAGTACGGGCATGGGTTGTATGTGGCGGAGCAGGAGGCAGTGGCGAAGTCATATCGGGCTGTGGGCAGACTGCCTGCCACAAATACGGCTGCTTTTATAAAGGCAGACGACGAGGCCGTTGAGCTTCAGCGAGCAATCAACGGGTTGCAAAACTCGGCAATGTCCGAGAGCCAAAGGCTCGGAACGCGGACCAACAAGGACTGGGCTGATGTAGGGATAAAGTTCCACCCGGATGTAGAGGCTATATACCGACCTAAGATTGACGCGCTTTCGGCGCAGCGTGATGCGGCAGCGGCAGAGGCTCAGCGTATTTTGCGAGAGGCGCCCCGTAGTCCAGGCCGGATGTATGAAGTAGAGATAGCGGCCGACCCGCAGCACTTCCTCGACTGGGACAAGCCGCTGTCAGAGCAGAGCCCGCAGGTGCAGCAGGCACTGATATCTACTGGTTACGATCCTAACGTCGTGGGGTCTGCGCGCGGGAATGAACTGTATCGCGAGCTTTCCTCGTTCCACAACGATCCACAGGCAGCATCCGCCGCGCTCCGCGAAGCCGGCGTACCCGGCATCAAATACCTGGACGCCGGTTCGCGCCGCGCGGGCGAAGGCACCAGCAATTACGTCGTGTTCGACCCGTCCATCATGCGCATCGTCCGCAAGTATGCCGTGCCCGCGTTCGCCACGTCATCCGCCATCCCAGCCGCAATGGGCGGCTCGGCACAGGAAAGCCAATGAGACAGATCGCGATTACCGACCTGATAGGCGACCGGATTGCTCGCACTGTCGATGCTACTGAAAGTTACCGAGCGACGAGATCGTATCGATCAACTCGTGACGTTGAAATCGGTTGGTGGCAAGGAACGTGGATCATCATGGAGTCCGGCCGCGCGTTGCGCATCGTTGATACGGCCGGCTTGCACGAAATTACCGCGTGGGCAGAAAATTGGGGAAAGCATGGGCAAGTCTATCGACCAGTTTATGCTGGAAATTGACATAGCAACGATCAAACTCGATCAATTCCGCCATCAACTGCGAGTCGCACATGAGCACGGGCTGCTTGTCGCGGCCTTGCAAGATGCAGGCATTGCTCACCTATATCCACTGACACACGAGAATCCAGATCAGCGCAGTGCCATAGAACCCATGAGCGGAGATTGTCATGCCGTTTGATTGTCTGCCCGAGCAACTGTTGACTGATCTGGTTAGGTTGAAGCTGGCGCGGGACGGGATTGCCGGCCATGAGGGCTGGACCCAGCACGAGCTTGGGTTGGCCGACGAGCCAGCGCATTGTGTCATTGGCTGGCTGCTGGCTGCCACCGATTGGGATGCGCGCGAGGCCACGCGGTTGCTCGTGGACTATGTCTATCCTGCGCTGCCGGAGAGCGCGCAGAAACAGTTCAAGGGACGCGCTTCCGCGGTATATCATTATAACGATGAGTACTACCGGACGCAGCAGCGCGTCGTGCGTCTGTTCGATGATGCGATCCGGCTTGCGGAAGTTGCGTGAACAGCGTCGAGGATGACCTTATTCGGCGCCTCGACGTTAAGCGGGCGCTAGCGACCAGGCTAGATCCGCGCGAGCGGCAGATCATCCGGGATTGTTGCCGGTATGGCCGGACGTTTAAAGAATCTGGTGCGTTGCGCGGTCTTTGCAGCGCGCGCATCGGCCAGATTTTAGATAGGGCTGAGCGGCGGCTGCGGGTGGCGTTGGCAGAGCCTCAACAGGTCTCACAAAACGACAGCCTGCCAGTCGGGTTCGATCGCGCCGCATTTCTCCGCCACATGCGCGGCCTCATTGCGCTGCGCGAGGAGCGTCGCAGATGGGCGTTTGATGCTGACTACGCGGTAGTGTCTGGGATCCTGCAGCACGAGCGGGAGACGAAGCGGCCTGCTGCACCGCCGCCACCGCCACCGCCACCGACACCTAAGCCGGAGTTCATCGAGCACCCGGATCATTCCGAGACTATCCTTAATCGTGTTGCCTTTATCGCGCTTGATGCGTTCATGGCGCTTCTGAACCCAACCGAGGAAGGCAGCGAGACACTCGGGGCGATGTTCACCACCTATACCTTCGACTACTTCGGCCACGGTTCGGTACGGAATGCCGTTCGAATTATGCGGGAGGCCATGCCGGATTCGGCTTCGGTCCGGCTGTCCAAATGGCCAATGCCGATTCCGCCCGGAATGTATGGCGCCATGGTCACCAATGAATATGCCGCTGTCCGGGCGCTAGCCGTCGGGGCCGCGTCGGAAACGCGCCTCGATATCACCTGGGACCCGATATGAGCAGTTCCACCTCCGACAATTTGCTCGGTCTGCCGCCCGACGTGCGCGCGGCGCTGCGCCCGCATGTCCCGGCCCCGCCGGAGGTGCTGTCCGCCATCGGCGTGCAAATCGCCGCTCGGCGCGAGGAGGCCAAGGGCGCCCGATCGAGCTCCGGCATCGAGGACGTCTGGCGCGAGGCGGAGGAGGCGTACCTTGGCGTGGACGCCCTCAACCGCCACGAATTCGCCAATGCCCGCTGGTCCAAGCCGATGTCGAGCGAAGGCCCGGTCGATACCGGGCGCGGCCCGCGCGAGACCGACCACAAATCCACGGTCTACCTGCGGTTGACGTCGCGCTACGTGGACGCCGGCGTGGCCAAGTTGACCGAGATCCTCCTGCCCGCCGACGACAAGGCGTTCAGCTTCAGCGAAATGCCGGTTCCGGAGCTGCTGCAGGCATCCGAGGATGAGAGCCAGGTCGTGCACAGCGACCTTGGCGTGCCGCTGACGCGTCCAGCGCGACCCGGGGAGCCGGTACCAGCAGCGCCCGCGGCTGCTCCCGCTCCGATGCCGGCCCAGCCGCCACAAGCCGCCCTAGCGCCTCCCACGCCCCCGCAGGCCGGTGCCGCAGCCATGCCGCCGGCTATGCCGGGCGCCGCACCGGTTCCCTCACCGGCCGGTGCGGCGTCTGCGCCTGCGCCAGCGCCTGCGGAACCGCCGCGCGTCCCTCTCACCGTCAAGGATGTGGCGGTCGAGAAGATCGAGATGGCTCGAAAAAAGGCCAAGGCCGCCGAACAGCGCATCTACGACTGGATGGAGCAGACGCAGTATCGCGCCGAGATCCGCAAGGTGATCGCGGATGCGGCCCGTATCGGCGTAGGCGTGCTCAAGGCTCCCGTGCCCAAGAGCAAGAAGGTTATGGCGATCACCGAGGCAAAGGGCGGCGGCATCAACCTGGAGATCCGGGAGAACATCGTCCCCGCTGCGGTGTGGGTCGACCCGTGGAACATCTTCCCGGACCCCGCTTGCGGGGAGAACATTCACGACGGCGATTTCGTGTTCGAGCGCGACCACATGAGCGCGCGCCAGGTTCGCGAATTGCGGAAGCTCGACGGATACATTGCCGATGCGATCGACAAGGTGATGGAGGAAGGGCCGAACAAAATCAACAGCGAGAGCGACGGCCGGCGTAGCGACGCCAAGGCCACCAAGGGCCGGTTCGAGGTCTGGTACTTCTATGGCACGCTGACCAAGGACGAAATGCTGGCGATCGACCAGGCATCTGGCAAGGCTCCGGCGCAGTCTACCGATGACGGGCCGGACCCGATGCATGCCATCGTCACGCTGATCAATGACTCGGTCGTGCGCGCCGCGCTTAACCCTCTCGATAGCGGCAATTTCCCGTATCACAGCATGCCCTGGCAGCGCCGGGCGCAGCACTGGGCTGGCGTCGGCGTCGCCGAGCAGATGCGCACGCCACAGAAGGTCACCAACGCGGCATTGCGGGCGCTGCTCAACAATGCAGGTAAATCGGCTGGCAGCCAGTTGGTCATTGACCAGAGCGCCATCCGCCCGGCGGATGAATCATGGACCGTCACGCCGGACAAGATTTGGTTCAAGACGAACGACGGACCGGCGGACGTGCGCCAGGCCATGATGGCGATCCAGATCCCGAACGTCACAGAGCAGCTGATGCAGATCATCCAGCTGGGCGAGCGGTTCGCGGAGGAGACGACCTCCATTCCGCTAATCACGCAGGGGCAGTCCGGCGCCACGACGCCGGACACGTTCGGGGCCGCGCAACTCCAGAACAACAACGCGAACCAACTGCTGCGCTCGATCGGCTATGCGTTCGATGACTATATCACCGAGCCGGTGGTGCGGCAGTATTACGAATGGCTGCTGCTCGATACCGACGTGCCGAATGAGGAGAAGGGCGAATTCCAGATCGATGCGCACGGTTCCATTGCGCTGGTCGAGCGCGCCATCCAGGATCAGTCCATCGCGCAGATGGCTGGCGTCGTGGCCAATCCGCTCTATGGCCTCGATCCGAAGCGGTGGGCCAAGCTGTTCCTGAAGTCGAAGCGGCTGGACCCGGACGACATCGCGTATTCCAAGGAGGAGCAAGAGAAGCTGGACGCTGCTCCGCCGCCCGAGGCGCCGCAAGTTACTGCTGCCAAGATCAATGCTGATACCCAGATTAAGTTGGGCGTCATGAAGCAGAGCGCGGACCAGCAGAGCACGCAGGCCGAGGCGCAGGTTGCCGCCGCCGCGCAGCAGCTTGAGGGCGGCAAGATCGCGGCCGACCAGCAGGCCGATCATATGGACGCCACGATCCGGCTGCACGAATTACAGACGCGGCACGATTTGGCCTTGCTCGACTACGCAAACAAGCACCGCATGTCGCTCGATCAGGCAAAGACGGCGTTGGCCAAGACCGCTATGCAGCTGAACACCGAGCGGGAGTTGAACGCGGTCAACAACGCTGCTGGAGATCGGAAGCACAGGCGCGAGATCGCGGCGCAGCAGATGCTAAAGCCACCTGTTCAGGCACCGGGCCGAGCTGCTAATGGGCAGGCGTTTACCCAGGTAACAGGACCAGCGCAATGAGCGAGAAGGCAGCCGATCACATCGCCAGTCTGAGCCGCAAGTTGTATGAGGCACGCGCCGAGATCCAGACGTTGCGCAACTGTGCGGAAGCGCGGGCGGACCTGATCGATGCGCTCCAGGCGAAGCTGGATGAGTTGCGCAACCAGAGTGCCTTCCGCCCAGAGGACGGCAAGTGGACCATCGAGCCGAACAAGATTTGGGTGGCGAACGACGAGCGACGGGATACACTGATCGATGCGTTACAGGCAAAGCTAGACGAGCTGCGTGGCACTCAGGCTAGCGCCAAGGACAGTGATGTTCCTATGACAAAGACTTTGGACGAGCTTTCTGACGAGAACATGCTGTGCTCTGTTTCCAGCGATGGATTTCTGCGCATGTTGCAGTTCGCTCACGCCAGAGGATTACTCGCCGAAGCTATGCGAAAGGCGAATGTCATGTCTCTGCCTCAGACGACAGAAATGGAGACGCAGGCGCAGATGAACGAGCAGAATCAGGCTTTCCCGGCGCGTGCGCTGCGCGGCGGGGATGGGGTGTTCCTGGGATGATCAGCCTCCTAATCGGCCTGCTTGTGCTGGTCCTGGTGTTCGGGGTGGCGTACTACATCGTGACGCTTCTGCCGCTGCCGCCGCCATTCCCGCTGATCGCGCAGCTGATCCTGTTGCTGGTGTTCCTGCTGGTGCTGCTCCAATGGCTGCTGCCGCTGGCGGGAGTGCATCCGTGGTATGGGCCGGTGCGGTGACCTATCTGACCCAAGAGCAGTTTTGTGAGCGTTATGGAGTGCCGATGCGCACGGCGCTGCGGTGGCGCAACAAGGGGCAGGGCCCAGCGTATGTTCGCATGGGGCCTCGCCGCATCGCGTATCGCCTGAGCGATTGCGAAAGTTGGCTGGCCGAGAGGACCTACCATCAGACGAGCGACGAAGCGCTGCCGAAACGGCGGCCGAAAAGCATGTCGGTGGTAAAATGATCAAGCTGTCGAGGTGACCGACTTCACTCTCACCGAGAACGACAAGGCCAGCGCCCTATGGCTGCGGCTCAAGGCCCATTTCGAGGAACGGCTGGCGGCAGCGCGCCTGCGCAACGACTACCTAGCCCAATCCGAGCGCGACACCGCGGCACTCCGCGGGGAGATCCTAACATTGAAGCGCCTCATCGCGCTCGATGCTGACCGGCCAGTGATCGACTGACCGGCATGGCTACCAGCCACCGCAAGGCGGCTGCCAGAGGAAACCCAGCACATGCTACCAGACGACGATACCGCAACGGTCGAGGCCGAGGCACGGGAAGCCGATGCGGAATTCGGCTCCGGCTTCAGCGGCAAGCCAGCGACACCGGAGGCCAAGCCAGCGCCCGCGGAAACCCCACGGGCTGACGGCGAGGCCGCGCCGGAGTACGCCCAGATCACCAAGAAGGACTGGGAGGAAGTACGCGCTGCCGCGGCACGCACGGCAAGCTACGACGCCCAGTTCTCCAAGGCGTTCGGGACCATCGGCAATATCCAAAAGCTGGTGAACGATATCCAACGCGGCGGAAAGGTAGAGATATCCGACGGCGCGTTCGCCGAGTTGGACCGCGACTTCCCAGAGTTGGCCAAGCAGTTACGCGCCGCCATGGCTGGGGTAAAAGTCGGCAGTCATGGCACTGAACAGCCTGTTGCCGCCATCGACGACAACAGGATCCAGACCATGATGCAAGCCTACGTGGCGAGGCGGGAGATCGAGACTCTTGATGGCGTTTGGCCGAACTGGCGTAACCTCACCGGGGCGGTCGATGCAAGCAAGGAAACGCCCGATCCAGAGCATCCGTTCCGAAAGTGGCTCGCTGGCAAGTCGCCAGAATATCAGGAGAAGATCAACAACGCCGACTCTGCGCTGGTGATCGATCGAGCCATACGGACATTCGAGCGCGAGACCAAGGCTGCGGCGAGCGGGAAGCCGGCGGCGCCAGCGACGACGCCACAGGCTGACGCGCGGGCCGAGCGCATCCGGGCGGCCGTGCAGCCCCGTGGATCGAATGCGGTGGCCGGCACCAACAACCAGAACGACGAAGACGCGCAATTCGCGGCCGGCTTCCGGTCGCGCTGATACCCACCGACTGACCTAACCACGACGACCTGGCTGCGCCTCGCGCGGTCTGGCCTATCACCGCCGCCCTGTGACGACGGTTTCTACCCACCACTCCTCAAAACCGTCAACATCACAGGACCACGAACATGGCTATGCAAAACTTCGCCCTGACTCCGGGCCGACTTGCGAAATACAAAGGCGAAATCCTCGCCCACGCCGTGCCGCTGGAGGTGCTCGGCAAGACCGGCCGGCAGATCCCCATGCCGCGCAACAACAGCGACACGTACGTCGCCAGAAAGTGGCTCCCATACGGCGCCGCCGCGACTACCGCGGCCACGCAGAACCAGTTCTTTGCGGCCGGCACCGGCGACCGCGGCAACGTGCTCGCCCAGGCGCACCAAATTCAGGAAGGCGTCACCCCGCCGCCCGACAGCATCGTGCCGCTCGATATCACCGTGGTCGTGCAGCAATACGGCTGTCTATACGGCTTCACAGACAAGACCTACGACCTGTACGAAGACGACATCCCCAAGGCCATGATCGAGCAGATCGGGGAACGAGTAAACCTGGTCAACGAAATGATCGTCTGGGGCGCGCTGCGCGCTTGCACGAACGTCTACTACGGCGGCGCCGGAACATCGATCCTCACCACCAACGGCGGGTTGACGCTCGGTCTGGTGCGCAAGATCGCCAAGGGCCTACAGGCCAACCACGGGAAGCCCGTCAACAAGGTGCTGAAGGCGTCGCAGGACTTCGGCACCGACCCGGTGGCGGAGGGTTATACCGTCTACTGCCACACCGACCTGGAGCCAGATATCCGCGATCTGCCAAACTTCGTGCCGGCAGAGGCGTATGCGAGCGGCACCCCGATCGCGAACGAAATCGGCAAGTGCGAGCGCTTCCGGTTCATCACATCGCCGGATCTTCCCTCGATCCAGGACGGTGGCGCGGCGATCGGCTCGACCGGGCTCTACACGACCAGCGCGTCCAACATCGACGTCTATCCGTTCATCGTGGCTGCACAGGATGCCTGGGGGCAGATCGCGCTACGCGGCAAGGACAGTCTGAATCCCACGTTCATGGCGCCTGGCGAGAAGTCCAAGAGCGATCCTCTCGGCCAGCGTGGCTACGCCGGAACCATTTGGTGGAAGGCGGTCATGATCGAGAACCCTGGGTGGATGGCCGTTGGTTATGTCGGCTCCAAGATACTGTCGTGATTGGTCAGGTAGAGGAGAATTCCAATGCTTGACACAGTTACCCGCTATCTCGGGGGCCTGTCTGATGCCCGCGATGCAAATGCACTGCGGCGAATTCTTGAAGCGCTCGCCGATCGGTATTCGTCGATGCCTTTGGTGACAGCCGGGCTTGTCATCAAGGCCGGTGGCGGAGTGCTCGCCAAGACGGGCGCTGCTGCGTACTACGGCGTTGCCAACGGTAGTCTTGTGACGATCGCGGCCGGCACCGACATGCCGGCACTGACCGGGATCAACTTCACGTCCGGGCAATACACCGTGGCCTGTTTCTTCATTGACAGCGGCAGCGTTGTCACGGCGCTCGGCGGCACGCCTGGGGCGACGCTCGGTGCCGTCGGCTGGCCGCAGTTCCCCAGGAACAAGGCGCTGGTTGGCTTCCTGATCATCACCTACGCCAGCGCTTTCACCGGCAACACCACGCCGCTCGACACGGCGACCACAGTCTATGTCAGCCCCGTGGGTCCGTTCGATCCCACCGTGCTGCTCTGAGGAAGGAACACCACAATGGCTGACAATCTGAACTTCAACTGCGGCATCACGCAGAACCAAGTGAGCGCCGCGATGGTGGCTGGCACGACCTCGACCTACACCACGACGGTCACCACGACATGCGTCATCAACGGCAAGTTTGCCACGACGCTTGGCGCACAAACCAATACCGCGACACCGACCACGGACGCCGCTACCAGTGCTGCGTTCAATGCCGTGGCGCCGAACAACTGTTGCGTCTTGGTGCTCGGGCAGACCTTTGCTGGTGCGATCGCCATGTGCCAGGGGCCGATCATCCCGACGGCTACCGGGGTGACAACGACTGTGGGTGCCTTCATCAAGGCGCCGCAGTTCCCCGACCTGCCGAACGACTTCTGCCCGCTCGCCTATACCATCGTGCGGACAGCGCCGTCGGCCGCGGCGTGGACGCCAGGTGCGGGCGCATGGGCCGCGTCGGGCGTCTCCTGCACGACGTTCCAGAACGTGTGCCAACTGCCGAACAGGCCACAAATCGCGTGATCAGCTCGCGGCGCGGGCGGTTTCTCTATCCCGCTAGGGTGCGTGTGGTCCCGAGCGCTCCGCGCCGTGCAGTCGGGACACCTCTTTCCAAACATCGGAGCGACCAATGGCACTGAAGCTCGGCGCTGAGCTGCACAGCGAGCAGATGGAGGAGGTCGAGCAAAAGCCGCCGGTGCTCGATCCTTCTACCTACGACGGCGACGTGGTGATCGGCGAGCGTATCGCGAACGCCGACTATCTCGCCGACCTAGCGATGATGGAGGAGCCGGTCACGATCCGCCTAGAACCGAGTGCGGAGAAGAACGCGGCCGGCTCGCAGTACTACTGCGTCAACGGAAAGCCAGCCGAAATCCTCCTCAACGATCGCTGGCGGGAGCTTGGCTGGTTGCCGGTCGGGCAGGTTCTGACCATCAAGCGCAAGGTGCTTGAGGTCATTCTACGCGCCAAGACCGATAGCGTGCACAACAAGATCCTAGATCCGGACAGCGAGCGGCCGAACAACGTCATCGACCGCTATACCACGCCGGCGACCAGCTTGAGCATCCTGGAGGACCGCAATCCAAAGGGCGCTGCCTGGGCGACGGAATGCCGCCGGAGAAATTATTAAGGACCATGCCATGATCCGCATCATCCTGACGTGCCTTGCGCTGGTGGCATCGTGGTTTCTGCTGGTGCAAGTCGTGCCGGCTAGCGCTGCGACGGTGACCGTTCCGGGAGTGGTGGTGATCGTACCGCTGGATGTGGCGAGCGTAACGACCGGCGGCGTTGCGGTTACGGCGCTGAATGCTGGCAACCGCACCGCGGGCGGCTGGCTGCTCAATCCGACTGGATCGGCGCAACCGCTTTGCATCAATGAGGCAGGGGCCGTGGCCTCCGGCACAGTCAGCGCCGGATCTCTGATCTGCATCGCGGCTGGCGCCAGCTTCAACCTTGCACCGAGCGGCTTGCCTGTGTCGGTGGTCAGCTCAGACAGCGCTCACGGCTTCGCAGGTGAGGGTTACAAGGAATGATCGTTCGCTTGTTGCTGCTCATTGTGGTGATGCTGGCGATAGCGCCTGCGTTTGCCGGACCGAAACAGACTCTTGGGTCTCGGCAAGGTGGCCCGTCGCAGATCGTATCAAGCGTCCGGCACGGCTTCCCGTCAGTACCTGGTCCGTGACCGTCAGGGAATGGGTTAAATGCATCAGCGCGTCACTTCTAAGGGCCATTACCTCGGATGGCGTCGCGATTCTATCGGGGAGAGCCGAGACTTCGTTTATGCGGCACCGCACAGGCTGCTGAAGGCCGGGCTGCCGGCCACCTTGAGTTTGCGCAACTCTCTGTCCAATCCACCTATTTATGACCAGGGAGAGATCGGGAGTTGCGCAGCAAATGCGACGGCGCGACTTGTGCAGTTCGTGCGTCGAAAGTCCGGCGAGTCTCCTGATTGGATGCCGTCTCGTTTGTTTCTGTACTATGATGTGCGTGCGATCGAACGCACCATACCGTACGATGCCGGAGCAGAGTTGCGTGATGTTGTCAGAACCCTGTCGCGGCAGGGTGTTTGTTCCGAAATCCTGTGGCCCTATGTGATCGCACCAGCAGACGACCAAGGCGTGTTCCCATCTGCTTCGGCAGAGGTAATGCTGCCACCCCGCACGGCTTATACCGATGCTTCCCGACATCGCTCCATCGTCTACTCCCGGCTGATGTGCAACCTTTGGCAGATGCGAGGCTGCATCGCTGATGGTTTCCCGTTCATGTTCGGCTTCGCGGTCTATAGCTCGATTTATGGCGCCGATGGCAATCCTGTCGTCGACCTGCCGATGCCTGGGCCGAATGATCAACAGGAGGGATGGCACGCGATAACCTGCGTCGGCTATGACGACACGCGCAAGATGCCGGACGGATCGGTAGGAGCGCTGGAGATAGCGAATTCGTGGGGACCGACCGTGCAGGATAGCGGCTACTTCTGGATGCCCTATAGCTATGCGACTGACGCCAACTTGGCGGCTGATTTCTGGACGATCCGACGTATTTCGTCCTAATGGGGGTAGCACTTGTAACTACGAATTAGGAGATATCCAAAGTCATGATGCTGCTTGTCCTGCGCGAGTTCGGATACACGCTTCCTGACGATACCACCGTCCATACTGCCGACCCTGGGCAATACCTCGACGTCGAGAGCCCCGATCACGTTGCAGCGCTCATTGCCGACGGCAGAGCGCAGCCTGCCGAGCAGCAACCGCAGGCAGCAATGGGGCCGCAGTTCCACTTTGCGGCGGACCCGATCCACGTAACGGCGGCAGAGATCGAGCGCTATGGCAAGGAGGAGGCGTTCGCACGGGCGTTGCGGGGCGAGTAATCGTGGGCAATATCGCGACATTCGATCTCGCGCGTATCATCGGCACCTGCGGCATCAAGCACTTCGTCGAGACCGGCACGGGCAGAGGCGCAGGCGTCGAGCACGCCGCCCGCTTCGGCTTCGAGAGCATCCATTCCTGCGAGATCGAGCGGGCGCTAGCGGAAGAGGTCTCCGACGTGTTCGCGGGCGACCATCGCATCAGCATAGAATGCCGAGCTTCAGCCGATTTCCTCCTGGCAAAGTGCCACGCCCTGCCGGAAGATGAACCGATACTTTTCTTTTTGGATGCCCACTTCCCCGGCGCGGACTTCGGCTTGCGGGCCTTCGACGATGAGCCGGACGACGAGGTGCGGCTGCCGCTCGCCGAGGAACTGCGCATCATCGCCGAGAACCGGCCCGCCCGGCGCGACGTGATCATTGCCGACGACCTGCGGATCTACCTGGATGATGAGTGGGAGCACGGCAACATCCAGGGTCCGCTGCGGACGCTCATTCCGGCCAAGCGGACCATCGATTTCGTCACCGATGCCGTCGGCGAGACGCACCAGGTCCAGAAGGTGCTACAGCACGAAGGTTATCTGGTGCTCATGCCGAAGGGCACAAAACCGGCGCCGAAGCCGATCCGGCCCGTCATTTATGATCCAGATAAACCTTGGGCCCTGGTGTGCCGTTTTGGCGGCGTCGGCGACAACTGTGTGGTGGCGAGCGCACTGCCGTTGCTGGCCGAGGAATACAACGTCGAGGTGATCGCGGCCGCACCGCATCACGTGGTTTTCGAGAACAACCCCTCGATCGCCAAGTTGTCGATCATCCAGCATCCCATCCCCGGCGACCTGGCGGAATGGTGGCGCGTCCGGCGCCATGGCTACGCGCATACCGTTCACCTATCGCACAGCATGGAGGCGTTCCAGGCGTTCCAGCCGCACCAGACCTATTTTGAACTTCCCGACGAGGCCCGCCGCTGGATCTGCCGATACAGCTATCTTGAGGTCGCGCATGCCTTCACTTGCGTGCGCCCTGAGTTCGGCCACTCGCTGTTCTTTCCGACCGAGGCGGAACGCGACGATGCGCAGGCAATGCGGCAGAAGTTCGGCCGCGGCAAGAAGATCATCGGCTGGCACGTCTCGGGCACGCGCGTGGACAAGGTGTATCCGCATTCCGGCCTTCTCATCTCGCGGCTGATCCGCGAGTTGGACGCGACGGTGTTCCTGATGGGCGGCCCGACGGACCGCGAGTTGGCGCAGGCGATCGCCGACCACGTCAAGCGGCAGAACGGGGATATCGACGGGGTGCAGATCGCAATCCCCGGAAAGCACGACTTAATCATGCAGCAGGATGGCAGGCTGATCGAACCCAAGATCAATCCGAAATTCGAATGGGGCATTCGTCGGCAATGCACCATGGCTCAATCGGTCGATTTGCTGATTGCGCCGGATAGCGGCCTGGCGTGGGCGGCATCCATGGAGCCGGTGCCGAAAATTCTGCTGCATTCGCACGCGAGCCCGACGAACATCACCAAGTACTGGCGGAATACCGTCTCAATGATCCCCCCGGATCAGGATAAGGTTCCGTGCTGGCCCTGTCATAAACTGTTGCCTTCGATCAATGAATGCTCAACCCCGGTTGATGGCACTTATGCAGGCTGCATCAGCAGCATCCCAGTCGAAAGCATCGTTGACGAAGCGCGCAGGGCGCTCGCCCTGTAAGGAGACACGCAAATGGCCGCAGTCGGTAGCCCGTTCTACAACTCGCTGAACAACTGGTATCTCACGACCACCACAGCACCGACGCGCCCGACATCGTGGGCGATCGGTCTGTCGCTCGGCTCGCCGACGCCGACCGCCGCGTCCGAACTCGCGACCGGCAGCGGCATGAACCGCGCCGCCGTCGGGTTCTCGGTCGCCAACGCCGCCGGATCGTGCTCGAACACCAATGCCTTCAGCATGGGTCCGAACTCCGGAGCGGCGCAGTTCTCCGGGCTCCAGTTGTGGGATACCAGCGCGGCGACCGGCGGCAACATGATGCTGTTCGGGCTGCTCGCAACCGCCCGCTCGCTGGGCGTCGGCGATTACCTGCTGTTCGCCGCGGGGTCCATTGTCGCCACCATGGGGTGATCTGCCGGTGTAGCCGCGCCTGAACTAGTGCGGCAGAGGGGAACAGCAGGTGGCTAACTTAAATGGGGGCGCCACGCTGGCGCCGGCCGCCCATCTAACCCCCACTGCACGTGCCAAACTTCTTGGCAGGTCGACGCTCTCGGCCGCCGCTACGCTGACCCCGACCGCCAGGGTAATTCTCGCTGCCAGAGCCGCAGAGCTCGATGTCAACCCGACGTTCGGCGCCACACCAGTCCGCGCTGTCCTGGCGATTGTCGAATCGCCGAACAATACCACGCTGACCGGGCCAACCGGATCGATCACCGATAGCCTCGGGAATATCTGGACCGTCTCCGCCGACGGCAAGATGATCCTTAACGGTGTGGACCCAGGCAATTCGGCGAATGTCGCCAAGGCCGTCTACTGGAATCACGTAGTCTATCACGAAAATACCAGTTTCTATTGGTATTACTGGGAGACCGGCAGCAGTAGCTGGCAACTGACCAGCGATCCAACAACAGGGCCAGTACCGCCGACAGCTACATTTGGGGCCGCTGCAACATTCGGCGCCGATGCGACAAGGCAGGCCGGCGGTGGCACCCAATATTCCGATGGTGCCGAGTTCGATGTCAGCGCCGGCTTCAGTGCCGACGCCGATGCCATCCTGGTTGCTACGGCAAGCCTGCCGGCGACCGCGACTTTTAGCGCCGACGCTGACGCGAAGTTGCTGGGCGCGGCAACACTCGCCGCTGCGGCCGCTCTAACCTCGACGCCAGTCCGGGCCGTCCCTGTCACCGCGACGCTTGCTGCCGCTGCTGGCTTCATTCCCGACGCCGATGCGAAGTTCGTTGTCAGCGCGACGCTCCCGGCTGCTGCAACCCTGGTGTCGACGCCGGTTCGGGCCGCCGCGGGTAGCGCGACTCTGTCGGCTGCTGTTGGCTTTGTTCCCGACGCTGACGCCAAGTTAGGCGCATCGGCGACGTTCGCTGCGGTGCCGAGCTTCGGCGCCGATGCCACGCCGCAAACCGCCGGCGGCAATTCCTACGACGACGGCGCCGAGTTCGATGCCGCCGCGACGTTCGCCGGCACGGCCACACAGAAAGCAGCGGCAACCGCCACGCTCGCGGCTGCGGCCACCCTGACCTCGACGCCGGTCCGCGCTGTCCCGGTTACCGCGACGCTGGCTGCTGCTGCGACACTGACCCAGACCGCAACAGCCGAACTCGTTGCATCTGCAACACTGCCAGCTGCCGCCACACTGACCTCGACGCCAGTCCGAGCGGTTCCTGTCACTGCGATTCTCGCGGCCGGGGCAACCTTGGCGCCGACCGCAACTGCCGACCTGGCAGCCACCGCAACACTGGCCGCCGGCGTCACGCTGACCTCCACGCCGGTCCGTGCCGTCATGGCGTCGGCCACGCTCGCGGCAGGCGCAACGCTCGCCGGTACGGCCGCGCAAGGGGTGGCGGCAACCGCCGCCCTCGCACCCGCGGCAACGCTGGCCGCCGATGCGAAACAGATCCTAGCCGCGACGGCGACGCTTGCCCCGTCTGCCACGCTGACGCCAACCGCGCTAGCGGAACTCACAGCCAGTGCAACGCTGCCCGCGTCCGCCACAATTACCGCGGCGCCTGTCCATGCCATCCCGGCAACTGCGGTGTTTGCCGCTACGGCTGGCTTCACTCCAACCGCCGCCGCCGAACTTGCCGCGACCGCGACGCTGGCCGCCGTTCCAACCTTCGGCGCCGATGCTCAAATCAAGGGGAAGGTCCCCGCATCAGCCACGATCGCGGCGAGCGCCGCGTTCTCCGCCACGGCGCGCACAAAGTCGGCAGCCGCAGCGGCACTTGCAGCCGCTGCTGGGATCTCGGCCACTGCAAGGGAGAAAGCGGCGGCATTCGCCGCTGTCGCGCCAGCCGCGACGCTGACCGGCAGCGCCACGCAGAAGGCGGCCGCATCGGCCACGTTGACGGCGGCTGTTGTCCTGTCGGCCACAGCCGATGCCGGGCTGGCAGCGCAGGCCATACTGGCAGCATCCGCGAGTTTCGGTGCCGACCCAATCGTCTCGGTGCCGCCGATCCCGGCATCTGCCACCTTTGGCCCGCTGGTCAACTTCACCGGCACTGCCATACCGGGCCTGATCGGCGTCGCGACATTCGCGGCCCGCGCGACATTCGGCGCCGATGCCTCTGTCAAGCATGTCGCCCCCGTCCCAAAGACGATTGGTCTCGGGGGACCACATCCCGCTGGCACAGCGATTGGGGTCGGACCACACGCGCTGCGTAGCGCAACGATTGGGGTCAGGACAGGTATGGCGGCAGGTTCCTCGATCGGTATCGGTCACGACAACGGAATTGCTCGCCGCACGTCAATTCATGTCAGGCCAGGCGGCGATGATCGCGACGCAACGATTGACGTGCGGGAAACAAAGGAACTGGAGCCGGCATGACTTTCTTAGAGTTGGCGAGGCGGGCTGCCGTGGAATGCGGTGTCGCGAGCGGCTCAGCCATCCAAGCGGCTCTGCCTACTGTAGTCGGAGCAACTGGCAGTTTGGGGCGTATAATAAATTGGATAAACGACGGTTGGACGGATATTCAGTGTGACCACGACGACTGGGGGTGGATGCGCGCTTCCAACCTGCTCGGGTCCGGCATTGAGTTCCCGACGACCGCAGGTCAGGCGAGTTATCCGCTCGGCGATGACCTGGAGCCGGTTTTCGGCAAATGGGACCGGGGGACGTTCCGCGTGTTCCCGACGTCAGTCGGCTTCCGGGCGGAGACCTACCTCACCGACATCCCGTTTGACTCATGGCGCGACAGCTACATGTACGGCGCGATGCGGATGGTGCAGACGCGGCCAGTCGCCATTGCGGTCGGGCCGGACAACTCGCTCAATCTCGGCCCTCCGCCGAACGATCAGTACACCGTGACAGGCGACTACTTCGTCGCGCCGTCGCAGATGGTGAATGACATGGATGTGCCGGCCGGCATGCCGTCGCGCTTCCACATGCTGATCGTGTATCGGACAATGTTGAAATATGGGCGGTACGAGAGTGCGCCCGAGGTGTGGGAGCGAGGGTCGGAGGAAAACGCCGGCATGTATGCTCAGCTTCAAGCCCTTCGTGCCCCACGCGTTACATTTGGCGGAAGTTTAGCATGAGCATCAAGTACAGCGATCGCGTCTGGTTTCATACGGTCACGACAGGAACTGACACGATCGCGGTCGGTGCCGCGCTTGCCGGCTATCAGACACCGCCGCTCGCCGGCTTTCTGAACGGCGACAGCAGCGGATATACCGCGATCGATGGCACGTCCGCCTGGGAGACCGGCCGCGGCACATTCAATTCCGGGAGCTTCAGTCGCGATACGGTCGAAGCGTCATCGCTCGGCGGAGCGAAGATTAACCTGTCCGGCTCTGCCACGGTTTTCTTCACCGTCACCGCAGGGCAACTCAATGACCTTTCAGCGCAATACGGCACTATTTCGGCGCAGTTCGGCGACCTGTCTACCCAGTTCGGCGCGTTGTCTGCGGAGTTCGCAGCGTTGCCGGCCGGGACGGGCGGATCGCTCACCTTGGATCAGATGAAAGCTTATGTCGGCGTTCGGACGTCGCTGTTCCGCATCACCGAATTTGGCTCGATCGGCGATGGCGCCAGCCATCCGTTGTCAAGTATAACAGCCTGGAATGGAACAAACACTTCCGGTTTTACAGCGGCACAGTGGCGCACATTAACGGGTGTTGCAGCTATTACTGCTACGACAAATGAGATAGACTGGCTGGCCATTGAAGCCGCCAAGGGGGCAGCGACGGCGGCCGGTGGCGGCGCGGTGATGTTACCTCCCGGAGCATATGAGTTCGATCAGCTCATCTCCCAGTTTCCCGATCAGACCGAGCGGGATGGACGCGGTGGCGTGAGCCTCGTCGGCGCCGGCTCGGAATGCGTGCGGCTCAGGTGGTCTACCGATCACGGAACGACGGCGAACGGTGCATTCGCTATCAGTTGTGCCAACCGAACAGCCGGGAACGGCAGTGCCGGGTGGTTCCGGGGGTTTACCATGCACGGACCTGGCCAGTCATGGACCTATGGCGTCAAGAATTGCAATCTTTCCGGAATCGGCTGGGCGGCGCGGCGCAAAGTCGATGATGTGATGATAAACGGATTCTATGCCGGTATCGCCATGGTTGGCGATCAGGCGCAACTTAGCCGCGTCCAGTGCGTGAATTGTTACTATGGGGCCTATTGGGACGAAATCAATATGGGTCTCTACGGCGATCAGGTTCTAGACAAGTGGATACTCGGGCCGTGCGCGATGGCCGCCATTGCTGCTTCGCATAAGGCAGCGATCCTCAAAATACAATTCAATAAGCCGTTGTTCGGCGCATCCCCCTATTGTGCATACAAGGAAACGAACAACGGAAATCCGGACAATGCGATACTGTTCGATAACTGCTATCTGATTGAGCCGCAGTTCGAGCTTCCCGGCAATGCCGCGATCGGGGATGACCGGCCAGGGATTGGCAATCATACAGTTATTATCGCGAACACGACCATGGTGCGCCCGCAATTCGGGCCTTGGTATCCCACCGCCAAACTGGCGGGCATGGATCAAAGCTCGATGATACAAGCCTGGCTCACGATCGATTTCCACATTAAGGAACTCGGCGTCGGGGGGTTGTGGACACCGGGCGCGACTGGACTCTGGAGCGTGCAGAATATGTCTAATTGCTCGATCCAGGGAGACATCGACCAACTCATATCCAATTGTAACAGCGCCAATTTGCCGTTCTTCTCCGGCGGCAACGATGGCATGAGGCTAATTTCGTTTAACTGGGAGGGAGGTCCAGTCTGGGGCGCTGGTAACACATTCGTCGCCGGCAGTTTCGTCTGTCAAGCCTATAACCAGGGCCTTCTCAGCACCGGATCGGCCACGGAATATCCGCTCGGCGTATGCATGGCCTCATGGCAGAGCGTCGGCAACAACAACATCATCGTCGCAACGCGGGGGCGCGTGAACGGTATCGCCAGCGGCACGATCAATCGTGGCGCGGCGGTCAGGACGGCGGCGAGCGGGCGCGTGGTCGCGGCAACGGGGCCGAATGACGTGACGACGCCGGTTGTCGGTATGTGTACGAGCTATCCGAACACGACCGATGGCCAGCCGGTCACCATATCGCTGCGGCCGTGGCAGTGGTAAGCCGATGAACGCCGTCGCAAAACAGCAATGGCCGCAGGTCAAATACACTCAGACGCAGCTGGGCCATGGGACAAATCCGCAGGGCCAGACGTTCCCCGGTGGCCTTGACCTCACCACGCCGCCGCTGCGGCTTCCGCCTGGCGCGCTGCATGATGTGCTCAACTTTGAGGTGGCGCAGTTCGGCGGATACACGCGCATTGCCGGCTACGAGCGAACCGACGGTCATCCATCGCCATCCACGGCGAGTTACACCATCGTGCAAGTTATCACTGGCGGCGGCGTGCTTGGCGATCCGGTCGGGTTCACACAGCCGGCCGATTTCGACAGCGATTTCGGGCCTGACTTCGAGTCGGCTTCTAAGACGATCTCTGGGCGACCTAGCATCGGTCAGGTTGTTTCGCAGCCAGCAACTGGCTCATCAGGACTGATTGCTGCCGTCGTCCCGTCGCCTGTTCCCTATCTCGTGCTGACGCAGGTCGCTGGGCAGTTCGATGAGACAAGCCAACTACTGCTGGGGGACGCGCGCGCGCCGATCGTCACAAACCCTCCAGCGCAGATCGGGTTATTGCCTGGGGGTGGGCCTATTGGCGCCGAGTTGATCACACAGACGCTTCCGGCTGTTTTGACAGGATTCGGCGTGCTTGGGAATGCGACGCCGCAGATGTTCCCTGTCGATTCGCAGACCGATGCGGTCTACGTCGCAGCCGCCGCTGATGTCTATCGCGCGCGGATCAGCGCTGTGCCTGGCGTCGGCCCCGTGCTTGGCGTCGTCTCTATGGCATATGATGGCGTTGACAAACTCTTTGCCTTTCGTGCTGACAATGACGGGCTCGTGGCGCGGCTCTATCGCGCCAGCCCGCTCGGATGGGTGCTGGTACCGTACTTCAACACCGTGGCATTCACCGCAGGCGGCACTGCGGTGCCGCTCGATGGCGACACCCTGACGCAAGGCGGGGTGACGGCGACGATCAAGCGGGTGATGTGGCAATCCGGCGCATGGACAGGGACCGCGGTCGGCCAGTTCGTCGTCACCGCGCCAGCCGGCGGAAATTTCGCGGCCGGCGCGGCTACCACGACCAGCGGTGCTGCGGTGACGCTGTCGGACGTGCAGAAACCAATCAGCATGGTGGCTGGCGGCCGGTTCGAATTCGTCAAGTGCAATTTCTCCGGCCAGTTGATCACCCGCCGCATCTATGGCTGCGATGGCGTCAACAAGGCATTCGAGTTCGATGGCGAGACGCTGGCGCCGATCGACACCGGATTGGTTGCAGATCACCCGTTGCACATCGCGTACCACAAGAACTTCCTATTTCTCGCGGAGGCTGCCTCGCTGTTCTTTTGCGCGGCCGGCAACCCGTTCAAGTGGTCAGCGGTGGACGGTGCCGGAGAGATCGCGACAGGCGACACCGTCACCGGCATGATCACGCTGCCAGGTAGCCAGACCACAGCGACGCTTGGTGTGTTTCTGCACAATAACTCTGCGTTCCTTTATGGCACATCGCCGGATACCTTCAACTTCGTTGCGTTCAATACAGGGATCGGGGCGGTGCCGTACAGCATCCAGAACCTGTTCGACACGTTCTTTCTTGATGACCTCGGTGTGGTGACGTTGAAGACCACGCTGAACTGGGGCAACTTTCTCCCGACCACGCTGACCAAGAACATCCTGCCATTCATCGCCCGCGAGCGCGGCAATCTGGTTGCCTCCTCGGTTAGCCGCGAGAGGTCGCAGTATCGGCTGTTCTTCGGCGACGGCTATGCGCTCTACTGCACGGTGCTGAACCAGCAATACCTCGGTGCCGGGCTGGCGCTATTCCCAGATACCATGACCTGCGTTGACAATACGAAGCTCACTACAGACGACGAGGCGACATATGCCGGCAGCATGAGCGGCTTTGTCTATCAACTCGACCGCGGCACCAGCTTCGACGGAAAGGCTATCGATGCCTATTTCCAGACGGCATGGGATGCAATCAAGTCGCCACGCATCCTGAAGCGGTTCCGCGCCGCATCAATCGAGGTGCAGGGCGATAACTACGCGCAGATCCAGTACGGATATCAGTTGGGCTACAACTCCAACCAGATCGCACAGCTGCCCGACGTGACAGCGACGCTCAACATTGGCGAGATGCCATTCTGGGACGACTTCGCGTGGGACGAATTCACGTGGGATGGCAGCGGGTTGTTTCCGACCGATGTTGATGAGACCGGCACGGCCGAGAACGTGCGAGTCACTGTCGCATCGGGAACCAACTATATCGCGTCTTATACGATCAACAGCATCATTCATCACTACAGTCTGCGGCGCGGGATGCGCGTCTAAGGAGACCAACTCGTGACCAATCAATACTATACGCCAAGCGGCAACCCCGCTTCCCACTCCAAGGGATTGTCGGCGCTGGTACGCGGCGAGTTCACGAGTCTGCAGGCTGCGTTCGACGCGGTTGAGGGCATAATCGGCAGCGGAGCAACGACAGAGAATGCGCGCGCACTCGCGGCAGAGGCTTTGCTTGCGCCCCTTGCGTCGCCGCATCTTACCGGGATCCCAACTGCCCCGACTTCGGAGAACGGTGTCTCTGGGACACAGATAGCAACCACTGCATTCGTCCTGACCACACGGCCGGAGCAACTGGCGACGCCGACCGGCGACTTTTCGATGGGCAACAACAAGATCACCAACCTAGCGACCCCGGCAGCAGCCACCGATGCAGCAACCAAGAATTACGTGGACGGCCTTGGCACCGGGATGCAGATCAAGCCTACCGCTGACGCCGCGACCACCACGGCCCTGCCGGCGAACAATTATGCCAATGGTACCGCAGGAGTCGGCGCTACCCTGACTGCTACTGGTGTCGGAATACTTACGGTCGACGGCATCGCTCTAGCGCTTAATAATGTGGTGCTCGTCAAGAACGAATCAGCGCAGGCGAACAACGGCCTATACACCGTGACGACGGCCGGAACTGCTGGCGTGGCCTACGTGCTGACACGCCATACCAGCATGGATCAAGCGGCGGAGTTCACCGGCGCGTTCGTGCCGATACACTCCGGTGGCGGCACCAACGCCAATACGAATTGGCTGTGCAATCCGACAGGAGCCGTGACGGTCGGGACAACGGCCATCACGTTTTCACAGATGAACTCGGCGACGTCGCTGACCGGGGGCGCAAACATCCAGGTCGCCGGCAACCTGATCTCGGTGATTTCCTCGCCGGCACTGACCGGAAATCCTACCGCACCCACCAGAGTAACAGACGACTCCACCAACTCTATTGCGACAACTGCCTTTGTTGCAGGACAGGCGTCGAACGCCGCGCCACTGATGGACGGATCCGGCGTGCCGGGGGTATCGCTTCGATACTCCAGGGGTGACCACACGCATCCCACGGACCTGTCGCTATATCCTGCGAGCAATCCATCGGGCTTTCAGACCGCAGCGCAGATTGGAGACGCCCTTAATGGCAAGCAGGATGCGCTCGGGTTCACCCCGATCCAGCAGGGCGGCGGCACCGATCAGACCACGTCCAAGCTCTATATCGGCTGGTCGGGGCTAGCTCTGAAGTGTCAAGTGGCCGGTCTCGACCTGGGCGCTATTCCGAGCACAAATTTCCCGTCCGGTTTTGCGAAAAGTGCCGATGTCTTGTCGACCTATATGCCGAGGTCCGGCGGCAACTTCTCCGGGCCGATCGGCGCCACGAGTGGGGGCTTCAGCGGAAGTGTGACGATCAGTGGATCAACGGTGGGCTCGGTGAGTGGTGCCGCATACCTAGCTTCGACTGGGGTCGGATTAGGTTCTACTGGCCCTGTGAACTTTTCGCTGAATTGTGCCAGAGTGGTTGTCGCGTTTGCATACTATGCAATGTCGGATGAGCGCGCGAAGACCGAGATCCGCGACGTCTCCGATCAAGAGGCGCTCGATTGGGTAATCAACGGACGGCCACGGCACTTCGTCATGGACGGAAAACAAACGGCCGGCTTCGTGGCCCAGGAGGATATTTCTCGAGGTCGTCACATAGCGGTTGCACAGGTGCCATCGGAAGATGAGCGCTATGCCAAAGGCGATGGTTACGCCATGGATTCGCATAAGCTAGTGAGAGATCACAATCCAGATCTGGCATTTCTGACCAAGGCTCTGCAAGTGGCATTGGGTCGCATCGCGGCGCTAGAGGCGCGCGGCACATGAGCGGCTCAAACATGACGCCACGTAATGCCTCTTTTGATATCGTTTATTGTTCCCTCGGAAACGCCGAAAGCTTCTGCGATTCGCAGTTGAGTATTGCCAGCTGTAAAGCACGTTCTAATTTTCGGAATATCAGCCTCAGTCAGTTTTGCGTGGCCATGGGCGCTACCTTGTGGTGTGCGTGTTCTGTTTTTGGAGTGGCGGTCTCGAACATTGTCAAGGGCTGTGCCGAGCCAGAGATGAGCCGGGTTACAGCAAAGACGATTATCGCAACTGTGCAAGACGCAAATGGCGCTCGGACTGTAACCTCTTACGCCTCGTCCGAGGGTTTCTCCATTCGCAAGCTCGTATGCAATCCGATGCGCTCCGTAATCAACGCTATGCCACTTTATCTTCCCGTATCCACCCTTGTTACTGCCTGCGAGCCACGGCCAGCACTCGTCTGGCTGGCTAATCCTGACCTTGCTCCAAAAGTTTTCCGGGGTATTCTTATGGGCAGCCATCTATGTGCTACTTACCTAGCTATGATGGTTAGGGTTGGCATCGCGTTACAGCGCGGTGTCAGCCCGCAGAGTATCCTATAATGTCGGGCTCTTTGCAACCGGGGATCAACGCTCCCACCGTCCCGCCGCCTATCCCACCGCCGGGCATGCCGGGTGTGCCGAACCCGCTTGCGGTGCCGGCGCCGACCGGATTGATAAATACCGCCCCCCAGACCGCCACAGCGGCTCCTGGAGCGCCGGCCGGGGCTACCCCTGCCACAACACCGCAGACCGTCGGCGGGGCCTCTGTGACGCCCTACACGCCGGCACAGGCCACCGCCGCGACCGCCACCGCCAACCCGTTCACCGTCAAGCCTGACCAGACGGTCTCCGGCCAGATTTCAAATATTATAGCGTCAGGCTCGCCGCTTATGCAGCAGGCCGAGGCGAACGCTAGGAATATTATGAATCAAAGGGGGCTGATCAACTCCAGCATGGGCGTCACGGCGGGGCAGTCGGCGCTCTATTCCGCCGCCACGCCGATCGCGACGGCAGACGCGAATGTCTACAACCAGGCGATGACCAACACGGTGACGGCGCAGAACGCCGCGGCATTGGCAAATGCTCAACTCGGGACGGCGGTCAATCAGAGCAACGCCGCTGCGACCAACCAATCGATGCAGGTCGCGCAACAGCTTGCCGGGGCGAAGGACCTCGCCGCGGTAAATAATGCATCGCAACAGTTCATCGCGAACCTTAATGCCAACACGCAGCTATCGATCCAGGACAAACAATCGGCTACGCAGCAATTCGTCGCGCAGCTGAATGCCAACACTCAATTGTCGATCGAGGATAAATCTACAGCATCGGCGCAACTGATCGCGCATCTGAATGCCTCCACAAATCTTTCGATCCAGGACAAGCAGGACGCGACGAATCTCGCAGTCACCGGCCTGCAGACCTCTATGCAGAAGTATCTCGGAGATCTGAGCTCCAACACGCAATTGACGGTGCAGCAGCGCTCGGCGCAGGCAACGGCGGCGCTCGCCGCAGTGAACAACGCATCAGCGCAGCAGATCGCGCAAATCCAGGGGAACACGGCGCTTTCTGTGGCGCAGCAGCAGACGCAATCGGCGCAGGCCATAGCGGCTCTGGATAACGCCAACAAGATAACGGTACAGAATTTGCAGAACCAAGGCAGCCTCGCGAACATTCAGACAAACGGCGCGATCAACATGCAGATTCAGAACATCACGAACGCCAACAAAACGCTGCTCCAGACCTCGCAGGGCGCGGCCACACTCTACAATCAGGCGCTCAGCAACCTATCGAACATCATCACCAATAAGGACCTATCGCATGATCAGCAGGCAGCGGCGCTGAATGATGGAGTGGCTAGTCTGAATGCGGGTCTACAGTCATTGGAGCAGATTGCGTCGAACGTATACGCTAACACAAACTTGCAGTTCGCATGATGGCCGACCGCCCCTTCATCGTGCTGGCGCTGCCAAGGAGCCGGACATACTGGATTTCGAAATTCTTGAGCTACGGTGATTACCACTGTGGCCACGACGAACTGCAGCATTGCAGATCGCTCGATGACTGCCGCGCGTGGTATCGACAGCCTTGCGTGGGAACCGTGGAGACGGCGGCCGCGCCATTCTGGCGGTTGATCGTGCGCGAGTGGCCGGACATGCGGATCGTCACCATACGGCGCTCTGTCGCTGCTGTGCTCGCCAGTGTGGTCCGCGTTATCCCTGCATGCGACCGGGCGGTGATGCGCACGACGCTGATGGCCCTCGATCACAAGCTAGACCAGATTGAAGCGCGCGTGCCAGGCGTGCTGCGTCTGGACTATGGCGAACTCGCGACCGAGCGCGGTTGCGTCCGGCTGTTCGAGCACTGCCTGCCGTACGATCACGATCCGGTCTGGTGGGCGTGGCGACAGGCGGAGCGGATCTCAGGGGACCTTGCCGCGCAGGTCAGATATTGTCGGGCCTACCTGCCACAGCTCGAAAAGCTGGCGCGCGCCGCGAAGCACCGCATTCTCGCGGATATGGCACCGATCGAGCGTCCGGAGACGTGGGAGGGCTTCACCTTCCAGGATGAGCAATTCGACCGTTGGTATGCCGATGCCGCGCCGCTGTTCCGCGAGCACATGGCGGCTACCGGGCAGGATATCGAAGACTGGAGGCTCAAGAATCATTCGATGCTGCGGCGTCTTGATAACGTCGGAGCGTTGCAGGTCATGACGGCCCGCTGCAATGGCGCTCTGTTTGGCTATCTCGTGACCATCATCGGCCCGAGCCTTGACGCTCAAGACGTTATGGAGGCGCACCATTTGCCGTTCTTCGCACGGCCTGATGTCCCAGGTTTGGGCATGAAGTTGCAACGGGCGTCGATCGAAGCACTGTGCCGCAAGGGCGTGGCAGCCGTGATCGGCCGGGCCGGCACGCGCGGATCAGGGCCACGACTTGGCACCGTCTACCGCAGGCTGGGATTTGAGCCAGCGGGGAATCTCTATCTGCTGGAGTTGAAGGAAGCACGCGCATGGGCCTCGTCGCTGCCGCAGTAGCTACTGTTGCCGCTGTTGCCGTATCCGTAACCACTGTCCTGGAGGGGGTCGCGGTTGTCGGCGCCGTGCTCGGCGTGGTCGGCGCGGTGACGAAAAACAAGACTTTGTCAAAGATCGGCTTCGGGCTCACCGTCGTCGGCGGCGTGGGTGCGTTGGCGAGTGCGGCGCTTGGAGGCGGGGCGCTGGGGGTCGGAGCTGCTGCATCAGCTGGCGAAGCGGGCGGTGGGGCCGCCGCTGGAGAAGCTGGCGCGGCTGCCGCTGGAGAAGCTGGCGCGGCTGCCACGGCCGCGGCTTCCGGGAACCTCGAAGCGGCTGGCATAACAGCGGGTGCAGAGGTCGGTGCCGGAGTGGCAGGTGCGGCGCCGGACGTCGTCGGGTCACTGGCTGGCGAGGCGGCGGGCGTTTCTCCTGGGGCCGCGCTCGGCGCCGATCTGACATCAGGGGCAACAGCGAACCTGGAGGCGGCGGGCATCGGCGCCGGCGCGGACACCACGGCCACAGGATTGTCCGGCGTGGCCGCGAGCGCTGCCAATCCAGCAGCGACACTAGCCCAGAGCGCGACGCCAGCGGCGGGCGATCTCAACTTGTTCGGCACGGCGTCACAGCAGGTCGCAGGTGGCACTGGTGGAACATGGGATTTATCTGGAGCGGGAACGGCGACCGGAACAGGAAACCTGGCGGCGACGGGGACTGGCGTGCCGTTTCCGACCGGACCTGGCACGACGGCAGCGAGCCCACTGACGACCAGCGCTACGCAAAATCTAAACGCGATGGGCATCGCCGGCGGTGTTGGCGACACCACGGTCGGTACGGCACCGGTGACAGGAGGCGCTGGAATCGGCAACACTCTCGACAGCATCGTGAAATATGTCGGCCAGAATCCCATTCTGGGTCTGGGGCTGTTACAGACGGCAGGATCGTTTTTGCAGGGCGCGGGAAATCAGTTGACGCCAGCGCAAGCGAACGCAGCCAATGCGCAGGCCGCCGCGAACCAGGCGATAGCCAATCTGACTAACCAGCAACGGTCAAACATGGCGCAGCCCAAGGCGGTTGCCACGCTGCCCCAGGTGACCGGCACGCCGCAGCCGATCCTATCTCAAGGACAATTCGGCCTAATCAACCAGGCTCCATCTACATTCCTGCCAATCACACCGGCCCCGGCGTGAGCAGGGGACGAAAGGCTTACCGATGAGTGGCATGATCAACGCACAGCCGGAGGCGTCTGCTAGCAGCCTGACGAATCCGCTTCTCGCCCAGACTGAGGCGAAAATCGAGGCTAATATCGCCGATCAGCAGGTGAAGATAGACTATCAGAAGATAGTCGTGGCCGGTCTGCATATCGCGCTTCAAAACGGGCCGAACTCTTTTATGGCCAAGCTGAAAACCAGCCGTGACCCGATCGGGGATTGTGCGCGCAGTGCAGCGGCTCTGGTGATGATCATGCGGCAGCAAGCCCGCGGGATCATGCCAATCAAGGCAATGGTGCCGGCGGGTATCACGCTGATGCTGCACGGGCTAGACTTCATCGACCGGGCCAAGATAGCCCAGGTCGCCGAGCCGGAACTGGATCGCGCCACGACGACCTACACGAACGAGATTTTCCATCGTCTCGGGATAACTACGCAGATGATCGGGCAGCTAAGCGGCCGGATGAATCAGATCGTTCAGAATCCCGTCGCCATGCATGCGATCAACGTCAAGGCGGGTCTGGTGAGGCATCCGATGAGCCTGCAGCCGATGCCGATGCCGGGCGGTCCAGCACCGACGCCAGCGCCAGCGGCCACGAGACCTGGAGGCCGGGGATGACCTACCTTTCAGGCACGCCGACCCACTTGCCATTGGGCGCTATCATCGGCGTTCCACCGACCCAGGTGCCGTCCGGCGCGATATGCGGCGTTCCACCGACCCATGTACCGTCGGGCGCCAGCTGCGGCGACGGCGGCGGCATGTAGTAGGTGCCGGCCGGTGGTGCATAGCCGCGATAAGCCGGCTGTCCACCGAGCGGATACTGGGCCATCGCTGCGGTTGTGCTCAGGACGATGGCCGCGAATGCTACTGTAAAGCTACGCATGTCACGTTCTCCTAGTTGCATGTCGGTTGTCGGTCAGTAGCACGACAACATAGGGCCCATGCCGATTGGCTGGCATGTCGTCGTCCGCAGCTGCTGCTGCTGCTGATAACGGGAGGTGTTCCAGCCGTTCAGGAACGCCGTGCCGCCCAACAGTACCATGGCTGCCGCGTCATTGTTCTCTTGTTCTTGTCGGGCGTACTGTGCGTGTACGCATGCACTATAGGCTTGCCACGGCTCGACATTAGTGCAGACGGCTAGGTCGGGCTCAGATGATGTACACCCGACGATGGCCAGTGCCATCGCTGCGGTGATGATGAACCTTTTCATGTCACGCTCCTATCGCTCAGGCTGTATGGGTGCCATCCCAGAATTCAGCTCGGCGCACAGCTTGTTGGCTTCCGCAATCGCATGAGCCGACGCGCTGCGCTCGGTCGTACCGACATGGGCTGGCGCCCATTGCTTCACGATCCGTACCATGCCTCGGGCGCGCTCCGATATCATCTTCGGATAGACGCCGCGCTCAACCTCGCAGACCGCCACATTGATGTACCGGCTGCGGACGCTCGTTGGCATCTTCGCGTTGGATGTCATGACGACAAACTCGGTGCTCATCATTGTGGTGGTCATTTCACTACTCCTTTCGGGTCGGATAGAAGCCATTCCATCGTTCGTTCTCGCGCCGCTCGGCTGCACACCGGGCGCGATACTCGCGGCGGATCAAATCAAGCAGCCTGTCGGGGTCGGAAGTGAGCGTGTATCCACGGGTGCCGAGCTGCGCTGTAACCTGTTGGCCGAGCGTGCCGGGATGATCAGCGTCCACTTCACGGACATACCCGCCGCTCGGTGGAACCCAGAATTGACGAATGATCTGCTCGCCCATGTCGTCCACGTCACGTAGGCATACTCTGCTGCCGTCATGCCAAATGCGGCGATTGCGGTTCGGATGGTTGGTCATCTGCTGTCTCCGCCCCTGATCCGCGAGGCTCCGGTTTGTTTGTCGTGCTGATCGAGCGCGACCGTCAGTAGTTCTCGCACCGCTTCCGAGCGGGATTCACGCCTAGCCGCGAAGCGGTATTCGTCCACACGGGCTAGCAGGTCTGCGGGGATCACGATGATCACTCGGGGCGTTTGCTTGTTCATACCGCATATATAGTGCTTACCAGGCATACATGCAAGGGAAATCGTGTCAATCTTGAACGGAATTCCTGATCCTGAGCAGAACCGGGGGGGGCTTTCCGGGCTTGGGCAGTCGCTGACTGGACTGGCGCGCGCCTGGGCTATGGCCCAGCAGGACGCCGCCACCGGAGAGCGTCTGCGCGCCCCGCTGCTGAACAGCGGCCCAGCACCGTCACCAGAGTCCACGCCCGCCGTGGGCACGGCCACGCCGGCCGCGGAAGGGGCGCCCGCCAAGACGGCCGTGGCCGGAGTACCGCCCGACCTGCTGCCGATCTACGCCGCCGCGGCGAAGCGCACCGGCATCCCGATCGACGTGCTGCTCGCTCAAGCCAAGCAGGAGAGCGGCTTCCGCAACGACGTCATCGGCAATTCAGGGGAAATCGGGCTGCATCAGATCCTGCCATCGACCGCCCGCAATCCAGGGTTCGGACTGGCCGGCATCGATCCGGCAACGCTGCATGACCCCAGCGTCGGCATCAATTTCGCGGCGGACTACCTGCGGGCTCGCGCTGGACCGAACGCCGATTTCAGCAATCCGAAGGTGCTCGATGCGGCTTTGCGCGCGTACAACGGTCTGGGCCAGGGCGGAGATCCGAACTACGTCGCGAACGTCCGGCGCTACATGGCGAGCGGACCAGATGGGCGTGGTCGCTCAGTGGCATTCAACGATACCGGCGGGTGAGACATACCCGCTGCCGATCCGACCGCCGGCGGCGACCCCAGCCGAGCCGGAACAGCCAGTGCCTCCTGGCTACACTCTGACGCCTTACGGGTTGGTCCCGATCGCGACCTGGGATCGATACATGGCCGGACGAACCGGATAGGAGCGCCTGATGGCTGGTTTCAGTTTTCTCAATGGCCTCAGCACCATGGGCGCCGGCATGGCGGAATATGCCGGCACCATCGGCCTTCAGATGCAAAAGGCGGCGCTACTCGATCAGCAGACGCGGCTTGCCGATCAACTCGCGACTGCCCGTGAGCAGAACGTCAGCCAGCCGTTCGCGGCCAGCCAGCTTGCAGCGCAGCAAGCTGGCGCGTTGCAGCGGACGCAGCTGGAGACCGGCACGCAACTGCAAACGGCCGGCATGCAGGCCGGCTCGTCGAAATACGCGGCTGACGTTGGGGCCAGAACCGCCGCGGCGCAGGTCGCTGCCGAGATGGAGCGGGCGCGGATGACGCTCGGTGCCGACACGCCGGAAATGAAGATGTTGCGAGCCTTTAACATCCTGCCGGCGACTGGCAATCTGCCGGCTGACACGACTACCGCGGGCGGTGGCGGCTCGACGCCGGCCACGACCGCAGCTGCGAATGTGCCTGGGACAGCGACCGATGCAGGCGCAGCGCCAGCCGCCGCCGGCACAGCGGCGCCGTCCGATATGGACCGCTCACGACAAGCGATTACCAACAAGCTGCTGGGGCTGCCGCAAGCCGGATCGGAGGATGCGCTTCGCCGTGGCATTGCAGCGGACGTCGCCGCAGATCCACAATTCAAATACATGACCGCCGGGCAGAAGGCAACTGAGACTGAGTTAAGGTACAATATAGCCACCGCGAAATCTCTGCCTAAAGAAGACGTAGAAACGAATGCAGATGCGATTTCAAAGTATCAACGGGCGCCGCTGTCAGGCAATGCCGCCAGATCAGTGGGCGGCAATCAAATTATGGCGCGCGTCATGGAAAAGAACCCGGACTATCAGGAGGCCAGATACCCAGAAGTCGTCGATGCGATGAAAAGATTTGGGGCGTCGGGTACGCAGGGCAATGAAGTCAGGTCACTTGATACTGTCGTTCAGCATGTCGATGTATTTAAGGACGCTATCCAAGCCTTGAGCAATGGCGATGTTCAAAAGCTGAATAGCATGTCGAACTGGTTCAAGCAGCAGTTCGGCCAACCTGCTCCGACCACGACAAATGCATTGGGGCAATTCGTATCACTTGAGATAGGGAGGGCGGTAACCGGAGGGGTGCTAGCAGAGCAAGACCGAGACGTTATGAGGAAAAATCTGGATGCCGCAAGGAATTCTCCTGCCCAGATGGCCGATCTGCTCGACGGATTACAACGCCTAATGGCTGGCCGGCTTGGCGCGCTGCAACGCCAATACGAGAACGACACCGGATTTACAAAGGATAATTTCCATGGGGCGTTCGCATTCGAGAACAAGCTAAGCCCTG